TGGAATAATCGCCGTATGGATTGGAACGCATCTGTGGGGGAATCTGCGAAATATCCCGCATCGGTGACTGCGCGACTTGGGCAGGGTTCTCAACCTTGCCGCCGCCCTTGCCACCAATGGCGTCACTCAACCCAGACGCAGCCATGCCAAGCAGGCCACCCTTTTGAAAATAATTTTCGACAAAGCCATCCTTGGACAAGCCTTGATTGGCAATAGTCGCGCCGCCATTCAAACCCATGCTGCCGCGATATTGAGCCTCGCGCTGAGCCGACCCACCTTGAGACTCGCGACCTAAAGTCTGTGCCGTACGCTCATAATAGTCATCGTCGCGGTCTTTTAGGCCGGTACCCATAGCCAAATCGTCGAAAAAACCCATGTCAATCCCCTTGCTTAATAGGACTATAGCACATTGAATTTTATTATGCGAGACCCTGCCATGCAGGCTGCATATCACACATCCTCAATGCCCTCCATAATTTTCTTCATGCGATCAGATAACTTCCAATGGCCAGCACGGAATCTTGCAGCATACTGCGCATCCTCTAAATCTAACCCACGCCCAATATACTGCTTAATCCAATTATTCATGCGGATATTTTTCATCTTGGGCGACAATTTGTAAAACGGAATAGGTTTCATGCAATACCCTTTAAATTACGTTTAATAGCTTGCTTCCAAGTTGACATAGAGCCAGATAAAGCTGTCGCCGCGTCAGACGCCATAGTCAAACACAATGCGTCGGCTAAATCAGGCGACTTCAACCCGCGCTTACGCATCTCATCCTTGCTCTCAGCCTTCATCTTTCCCGACGACGTAAACGAATACCTAATCGCAGTTAATTCCGCCAGCAAACGATCATTATTCGGCAGCTTGCACGACCTGTCCTCAAGCCAACCCTTAGTCTTAAACCATAACTCAGACCGCAAATTCATATGCGTTTTGCCCATCGCGGGGGCCTCGCCAACATTTATACCCCTGACAGGCGCGCCTAACTCACGTAAACGGTCAACCACACCACCGCCAACGCCAATACTATCAACTAATATCTCGCTGGGCCGCATGCTCGACGGCAAAGCCTCATACTCAGCCATTACACGCCCGACAGTCTGCATCAAATCTAACCCCTGCCAAGCCGTTATCTCAGTCACGACATTGCCATAACGCTTACACAACGCAGTCTTGTCAGACCCAAATCGAGCCACATCCAAACCCCAGATCGGCTTCACGTCAGGCGTTACCTCAATATCACGGCGAATTGCGCTCTCAACTAAGTGAAACGGAATAATCGTGTCGTCATCAGCCAGAGGGAACTCGCCAAGCACCCTGATCCTAAACGCATTTGACTCCTCACCATATCTGGCGCGCATCTCGTCAACAAACTCTTCGCTAACAAGAGGACTGTCTATGCACGACCAACGCCGTGTCCACCAACTGCTGGCCATCCGAGTCTGGCTTTCATAAAAAGTGCCGGATGAGCGCGTCGGGTTGCTCAGCAAAATCGTCGTCGCAGCGTGGCCAGACATAGAACCAGCGGCAGCCTCAAACACCTTTTCAGGCACGCCAGAAGCCTCGTCCACAACCAACAGCACATTCGCAGAGTGTACCCCAGCTAATGCCTCGGGCGTCTCAGCGCGGCTTGTGCGGGCCGAAATAAACGCCTCCGCCGGGGCGGCCGTAAGCTCAACCCTATCCGACTTAACCGTAAGCAACACCTTCAACTGATCCGGCAACTCATTAATCCAACGCTTCAACTCAGCAAACAACGCATCAAACAACTGACCGCTGGTTGGCGCAGTCACAACAACCTTATTCGGAAAACGCAGCAAAACATACCACAGCATGGCCCAACTGGCCGACGTGGACTTGCCAGTACCGTGGCCACTGCGCACGCTCATCTTACGCTCACCGCTGGCAATGGCGTTCAGAAACTCAGCCTGATAATCGTAAGGCGTTGCGCCCAATACTTCCTGCACAAATAAAACCGGGTCGTCGCGGTAGCGCAGCACAAACTCCTCCAAGGGGTTCGCGTTAGTCATCTGTGACATCCTTATAATCTGCCTCAATGGCCGCCGACTCACGCTGTCTGTCCTCAGCATCAATCGCGGCAATATCGGAATTAACCTTGCGCAGCGCGTCTAAGTGCATGTCACTCACACTAATCGTAACGCTCGTTTGCGGCCTGTTGCCATACCGCTCCTGATTATACGAACCCGCCATAAACTTGCGCCAGTTTACCTTCTCACGCGTCGCAGCAATCTCTTGCGTGGAACTGCCGCCGTCAAGCGAGTCAACCATGTCTAAGCCCTCCTCAACCAACGCGTCTGCTGCGCCTTGCCGGGCCTTGCCTATCGCGGCAGAATATTCGGGTATCTCATTTATTGAGCGGCTGAAATACTCGCGGCTGCACTCATAAGTCTTCGCAAGCTGCGTCATAGTCTTGCCCGAGGATAGCTCGTCAAACAAGTAATCAGCGCCGCCACGCTTGCTAATGTCTGCCAGTATGCGCCTGCGTAATGCTTTGCCTGCCATTTGTAATGCTCCCATTTTTTATAATTTTACGCTGGATAGGGTGTGATTGGCAAGGGGGGTGCGGGGTGGCCCCCGTGTGCGTGAGATGTATAATAATAACACTACCCCAATAAATCGAGACCGGGGGGGGCATTTTGCATACCGTCTACCAAATACTGTCTACCAAATACTGTCTACCAAATACCGAACACTGAATACGGTATACCGAACACCAAACACTGTATATCGTTGGGGTACATTAATTGAACAAGCGTTCAGTTAATTGCATCATTGTAATTGGACAAGCGTTCAGTTAAGCGGGCGCACTTGTGTTTCAATGTGTCGAGCTGCGCTGTGGCTCAGTTATTTTACAGAGTGACGTAACGTCACTCTTGCGCAATGCAATGCTTGGCAATATATATTATATATAGACACAAACAAACACGGAGTAAGGCAATGCAGACAGTATATACAGTGAACGGCTCGGAGGATGGTATGCTCGGCGTTTTTGGTTCGGTAACTAAGGCTAAAAAATGCGCTGAGATGTATATTCAACGAGGTGCAAATGAGCTAGAATTGAAGTGCTTTAGCCGTATGCGCGGCAACGGCTCAACATATGTTAGCATGTATGGTGATTGCTGCGCGGCTCACATTGAGGCGCATAAAGTTAATTACAACCCTTTTACCTGACCGCATCTGTTAGCCGCGCTTAACGGCGCGGCCTTCACATGCAGTCGCATGACACAAACACAAACAGGGAGTTAATCAAATGCAAATTAAGCCAATCGGATCAAACATGACAGAGCTGCAAGTTTTGGGCATGTCTATTCTTTTCTCATATGAAACGCCTGTAGCCGGATGGGATGGTAAAGGCGCGTTTCGTACAGAGCAAAAGTTCAGTGCCACAACCTCAAAGCACATCAATAAATATCTTGGCGGAAAGGATATTGGCCGCACTGTTTCGCAAACCTATATCATAGGGCTTGTTGATTTCTCAGAAGACCAAGCAATGGAAGCATTAATCGCATGACCCGTCGCCAAAACAAAGCACTCCGCCAACAAGTGCGCGCCATATTATTGCAGATCAGCCTTGGCACTTGCGCCGGGCTGGCAATTGGCGCGGCCCTATTCTTAAACCTGTAAGGAAATAAACACATGCAACAACCAATTAATTTTGACCATTTGAAAACATGGGTCGACCACAACCCGCGCCCAACATTCGGCGTCGACAGCTATCAATACTCCTATGATGGAAAAACTCACGCATTTAGGGCGGCAAACGGCATTGACTCTTTTTTAGACTTTGTTGCTGGTATAATAGAGGAAACCGGGTTCGACGGGTTACAAGACGCAAGTCAAAGCGTCGACGCTTTTTTAATATCGGCAGGAGTTCAAACCGCGTTCTGGTCGAAATCCCGACCTTAAATAATTAAACCCGCAACACAAAGCCCGGCAATCGCGCCGGGCTTTTTTAATGTACGGTTTCATCTTCAGGGCTGCTCATCTCGTGTAGCTCTAAAATAACCTCCGCAAGCCCTTGCAGCACCCGTTCAACGGGTACACCCTCAGACAATTGATGTTCGACGTAGTCTATCAACTCTCCCGTCACAATTTCCTGTTGTTCTGTATCCTCACAACTCAGCAGCATTCTAAAATCAATCTTAAACGCCATTTGCCTGGCCTTTCAAAATCGCTCAGCGCATTTTAAGGCGCGCTGAGCTAGTTGTGCGAGCTTTTGGGAGGAAGATACCCGCACAGCCTTAATAGCGACTTAAACAGCCTTAGATCAAGTCTCAGCGCATTCTGCGCCTAATGCCATGTATCCGCAGGCGTCGATTGAGCTATCTCTATGCGGTCCACGTTTGAGCCGTGCAATTTTCAATAGCGACATAAGGTGGCAAACGTCCGACGCTGATATTTGTTGCCCCAAATAAGCTGACCACATTATTGACGTTGTGCCAAAGTTATCTTGCGGAGTGCCATAATGTTCTTGGCGCGTGCCATTAATTAAATCCCCGGCAATTGCCAGCACCTCTGACCGCGTATTTTTTGTCTCACTCATTTTTTCATCCCTTGTTTTTGCATTTCCATTTTGCGCAGCAAGATTGCGCTTCTTTGCCCTTCATTCCATTTGGGCAGGTTTGGCGCGTAACGTCGACGGTTTGCAAAACCTTCCAGCTCCTCAATATCCCGGCAAGCGTTCAGCCTATCTCTAAATGATAGCATTGGCTCAGGCACCACATGAGAGCCAGCAGGACTAACAACCGCACGGCCCTTTTCTATTTCCTGCAAAACCCAACCCCTCATCCTCTCACTCATTTTTTAACATTTCCTAAACTCAGCCACTATGAATAATATTTATTTATTTATTAATATAAATAAATAAATAAATTAATAGTAAGGTGGCGATCATACTATTAGTGCTACTAATTGCATACTAATATACTAATTGAACACCTAACCCATTGAAAACAAAGAAACCGTAATTAGTATCAAATTAGTAAAACACCCTTGCAAAAAACACACTTAGCAGCCCCGATACTAATTACTCTTTAAACCATTGATAAATAACAATAAGCACCCTTAAACCATCGTTTCTGCCGCGTATATGCACAATAGAGCAGCCTCT